ACTCTGGTCTACTCCGGCGGGTGGCAACCTGACGTGGAATCCAAACACATCTACTACTTCCATCAACAGCTCATCAGTAAGTGCGAAGGTTGTCTCCGCGGCAGGCCAATCTAGTTTCAACAACTTGGTGTTGTCATCACAAGGAGCTATCAGATTCAACTCAAATACTACTGCGAACAATATATCAAGCACTGTAGCTAACATCGCGCTTACACTGTCTTCTAGTGTAATCCTTACAGTCACTACAGGATTTACCTTCGTGGGCAACTCCACTACTCAGTCAACGATCTCAAACCTGACGCCAGGCGCCATTGCATATCTGTCATCTGCTAACGGGATCATTCATAATCCACAATACCTAACGATTACTGATGTGGGCGCAATGGGCGGGGCTAGATGGAGAACCTATGACAACGTGGGCAACATCAACGGCGGCAACGCGCCAGGATGGCTGTGGTATCAATCCAACGTGAGTAACACCGCATTTTTCGAGTGGCTTGCATAAATACACCGTAACTAACGAGGAATACAATGGCACAACCAACTACAAGAGAAGAGTTCAAGCAATGGTGCCTGCGTAAGCTAGGCGCACCCGTCATCGAGATCAACGTAGACGACGATCAAGTAGATCTGCGTGTAGATGAGGCACTCAGCTACTATTGGGACTACCATTTCGACGGTTCGGAGAAGATTTACTACAAGCATCTCGTAACCGAGGATGATCAGGCCCAGAAGTATATCGAGTTGCCTGAGAACATCATCGGAGCTGTCAAGGTATTCCCAATCAGCTACTACAACAACTCATCCTCCGACATGTTCGACATTCGATACCAGATCGCCCTGAACGACATGTACTCGCTGACAACTGTCTCCATGGTGCCATTCTACATGACTATGGAACACCTAGGCCTGATTCAAGAGATGCTCATCGGCGAACAGCCAATTCGATACTCTCGACATAAGAATCGCCTGTACATCGACTCTAAGTGGGGCGACAAGATCCGGACCGGAATGTATGTCCTCGTCGAGGCCTATGAGGTTATCGATCCGGACGTCTACACTGATGTATGGAAGGATCGCTGGTTGCAGAACTATTGCACCGCCCTGATCAAGCTTCAGTGGGGTAGCCACCTGACCAAGTTCACCGGCATGACCCTTCCGGGCGGCGTTCAATTCAACGGCGAGCGGATCCTTACCGACGCTCAGAATGAGATCGAGAAGATGGAACGGGATATGATCCTGAACTACTCTATGCCGCTTACGGATATGGTGGGGTAACACATGGCCGGCAGCAACCTATATTTCAACAATTATGAGAACTCGGGGGAGCAAAACCTCGTCGAGTCCCTCATTGTGGAAACAATGGGTATCTATGGCCACACCGTAAGCTACTGCCCTCGCGAACTAATCGCCAAGGATGACATCTATGGTGAAGACACTATCTCTGAATACAACCAACACTTCGATGTGGACATGTACATCCGCAGCTTCGACAGGTTCGAGGGCGACGGTAGCTTCCTCTCCAAGTTCAACCTGGAAGTTCGCGACCAAACCGTATTCACTATTGCTCGCCGCTCATTCATGAATGAGATCGGCAACTACACAACGCTGGTCCGCCCCCGTGAAGGCGACCTCATCTACTCAAAGATGACCAAGAAGCTGATGGTAATTATGTCTGTGGATCCTACACGCATCTTCTACCAAATGGGGGCTCTGCAGATCTGGGATTGTACCTGCGAGGCATTTGAATACTCCAGCGAGCGCCTCAACACAGGTGTTCCTGAGATCGATGCACTCGAGGAAGAGTATTCGCTCGACGAAGAGAACATGGGCATCGAGACCAACGCCGGTCTACACATCGTAGACAACGATGGCTTCTCATTGGTCCTGGGCCAAGTAGATATCGATGGCCAGAGCAAGGATGTGTTTGCAGATAATGACGAGATCCTGGACGAGGGCGATGCAATCGTCGACTGGTCCGATAGAGATCCGTTTAGTGAGGGAATTGCCTAATGTTCGGTCAAGTGTGGAATCATGGTACTATTCGTAAGTACGTCATCTTCTTCGGAACCCTGTTCAGCGAAGTATACCTCCAGCGCGACACTGCTGCGGGAACGACGACGCAGACGATAAAAGTGCCTCTGAACTATGGTCCAAAGGAGAAGTTCCTGGCCCGGCTTGAGGGCGACCCTGAGCTAAACAAGTCCATCGCAATGCAGCTGCCTCGCATGACTTTCGTTATGGGAGACATGTTCTACGACCCGGCCCGCAAGCTAGCCTCGACCGGCAAAATGCGCCGCCCGGACCCTGACAATACCGACCAGGCTCAGTTTCAGTATAACCCAGTCCCGTACAATTTCAACTTCGATCTGCACATCATGGTTAAGAATGCAGAGGACGGCACTCGCATCATCGAGAACATCCTTCCGTTCTTCACTCCCGAATTCACTGCAACCCTGAACCTTAACTCAGCGCTGGGGCAGCAGTATGATGTTCCGGTGATTCTAAATAGTGTTGTCCAGCAAGATTCGTACGAAGGCAACTTCGAACAGCGCCGAGCTATCATCTGGACACTCAGCTTCACGCTAAAGGGTTACCTATTTGGTCCTGTGAGAACAAGTGGCGTCATCAAGCAAGCAGAGATCAACCTTCGCATTCCTGAGGTGGGTGTCACTGCAGCCGATGCCACAGCAAACACATCTGACCTTGCTGCTACTATTACGGTTACCCCCGGACTCACCTCTGCTGGTGAGCCTACATCTAATGCATCTCTGTCAATTGACAAGTCGCTGATCGTTTCGACAGATGACTATGGATTCATTACTGAATTTGAAAACGGAGACTACTAATCATGTCCAAGAAAATCCACGAGACACTAGACCTCGATCCTTCCGTAGGTCAATATATCCCGCCAGTAGATCTCGTTGTCTACACTGACCCGCCTGAGACCACTCAGGCGCAGATCGCTGCCGACTTCGATTATGCGAGAGACAACCTATACGACATCATCGAGCAGAGCAAGGCTGCCCTGACAGAGATGTTCGAAGTTGCTCGTCAATCTCAGCACCCTAAGGTCTATGAGTCAATGACTACGATGCTCAAGATCACAGCAGACACCAATAAGGCTCTCCTGGAGCTGCACAAGGCCAAGAAAGACCTGAGCCCTGTTGCATCCGGAGATCAAGCGCCCACGACGATCAACAACAACTTGTTCCTCACAACAGAAGAGCTGAACAAGATGCTAGAGGACGCCAGGGCCCTCAAGGAACGATAGTATGGCCGCAAGAGCAGTAGGATACAACGGCAACCCCCTTCTGAAGAAGGCCCGTCTGCAGATTGCGTGGACGCCTGAGCTCATAGCTGAGTTTGCCAGATGTAAAGAGGACCCCATCTACTTCGCCGAGAAGTATATCAAGATCGTTCACGTCGACAAGGGACTGATCCCGATCGTGCTGTATGACTATCAGAAGGAGATCATCGGTAAGATTTCCGGCGAGAATCGTCTGTGCTCCGTAGTGACCTCTCGTCAGGCTGGCAAGACAACTACTGCAGCCGTGATCATTCTGCACTTCATCATATTCAATTCCCACAAGACTGTAGGACTTCTAGCGAACAAGGGCGATGCTGCCCGAGAAATTCTTGATCGTATCAAGATCGCGTATGAAGCTCTCCCAGACTGGCTGCAGCAAGGTGTGGCTGAGTGGAACAAAGGTAACATCGTTCTCGAGAACGGATGCAAGGTCATTGCAGCTGCTACCTCATCTTCCTCTATTCGTGGTAAAACAGTAGCGTTCCTGTACATCGACGAAGCCGCATTCGTTGAGAACTGGGAAGAGTTCTTCTCCGCTGTGTATCCTACGATTTCATCGGGTGATGAGACTCGCATGCTATTCACCTCTACTCCAAATGGTCTGAACCACTTCTACAAGACGTGCGAAGGCGCCCGCACGCAAACGAACGGATACCAATTCGTTGAGGTTCCGTGGCAACGCGTTCCTGGCCGCGATGAGAAGTGGCGCCAGATGACTCTGGCTGGCATGGACTTCAATATGGAGAAGTTCGACCAGGAATTCAACTGTGCGTTCCTGGGTTCATCCGGTACGCTCATCTCAGGTGCGGCGCTGAAGACCCTAGTTGCCATGGCACCCATCCGTCAGCACGACGGACTCATCCAGTATATGCTTCCCGATCCTGCCCACCGCTACACAATGACCGTTGACGTGTCTCGTGGTAAGGGGCTCGACTACTCAGCATTCCAAGTCATCGATGTCACCAGTATGCCGTATCATCAGGTCTGCACATATCGCAACAACATGACGACGCCTGCAGATTACTCAGCAACCATCCACCATATCGCTAAGATGTACAACAACGCAACGGTGCTCGTCGAGATTAACGACATCGGCGGGCAGGTTGCGGACACGCTATACTACGAGTACGAGGCAGAAAACCTCGTCTTTACGGAGGCTGGTGGTGCCCGAGGGCGGCGTATATCCGGCGGTTTTGGTAAGAACGTCGACAAGGGCATTCGCACGACCAAAGTAACGAAGGCAGTTGGTTGCTCGATGCTTAAGCTACTGATTGAGCAACAGCAACTCGTCATCAATGACTACAACACCATCTACGAACTATCGAGATTCTCCCGCAAGGGAACGTCGTATGAGGCTGAAACCGGGGCAACGGACGACCTTGTGATGGGTCTAGTCCTGTTTGCCTGGATGAGCGACCAACCATACTTCAAAGAGCTCACTGATATCAACACGCTAATGAAGCTTCGGGACAGGGCCGAGGAAGATATCGAGAACGACATGCTGCCATTCGGTCTACATGACGACGGGCACGCTGGAGACGAGACACCAGGCAGCGACGCAGTGTCTTACCCCGAGTTCAATGGGGCCTTCTTCTAATCTTGCGTTAGTATAAATAATGACAAGCAAACTATACAGAGATTACTCTCAAAATAGATTAGAGGAGACTTAAATGGCAGTACCAATCACTGGTGGCGGCGGCGGGCGTGGCGGATTTCAGCTCAGTGCTGGCGTCAATACTTCAGAAATCGACCTAACCAACACAATCGGCGCAGTTTCAACTACAGTGGGCGCTATTGCCGGCGTATTCCGTTGGGGTCCTGTCGAAGAGGCAGTTCTGGTTGATAGCGAGAACACCCTCGCCAAGCTGTTCGGCAAGCCAACGAGCTTCAACGCAGAAACATGGTTCACTGCAGCTAACTTCACTGCATATGGCGCGGCTCTGTACGTTACTCGTGCGGCCAACACCTCTGCATGTCTCTCGGCCATCGCCAACAGCGGTTCCGCAAGCATCTCGGCTCACACGATCAAGAACGCAACCCACTTTGCTGAGACGGAAGCATCGTTCGAGAACGATGTTCAC